TGTCGCGGTAGACGCCGAGGATTTGCAGGCGCTTGACCGTGGACGGCTTCAGGTTGACGCGGTGTGTGATCCGCATGGCCGTCGACAGGTCTGTCGCGCTGTTGTTCACGATCAGGTTGTCGGCGTCCACGCTGTCGCTGGCCGGGCGGTTCCGCAGCGGGCAGAAGAACACCTTCTTGAACGACGTGCCGCCGAAGCCCAGCAGCAGCAGCATGCGGTCGGTGTCGGGATAGTACTCGCGCGCCGTCGCCGTCAGAAAGTGGTTCATGTCCTTCTCGAACGCGTTGGCGATCTCGTCGCGCTGAACCGTGGAGCCGTTGGCGTCGTCCCTGATCTTGACGGGGCCGTCGGTAGGCAGCAGCTCGGAGCGGGCGTTGGCTTGGAAGCGCAGGACTGCCTCCTGCAGCAGCGGGTGCCGCACCTTCGACATGCCCTCAATGGGAGCGCCATCACCGCTTCCGGCAAGGCCCGGCAATTCGATCTTCAGGCCCAGCAGCTTGATGCCTTGCGCCCGATCTTCGATCCATTCTTTGCGGCTCTCAAGGTCGTCGGACACGCCGCGCAGCAGCTCTTCCGCGATGCGGCTCAGTTCGTCGTGTTCGATCTTTTCAGCGAGATTGTCGAACCATCCGGCGGGTTGATCAGCGACATCTTCGGCGTCCGCGATGGGCTTGCCGTCCAGAGAGAGCGTAATGGAACCATCTCCGTGGTCGATCTTAAGGATCGCGCCGTTTTCATCAACTTCTGGGATGTCGCCCAGATCGTCATCGGCGTGTTCGATCTGAACATCCATATCTCCAAGTTCGTCCGGTTCGCTTGCCCCAGACAGGCGGATGTTTGGGTTCAAGCCCGACATTGATGGTCCCTTTCAAGGTAATGGCCGCGCCATCGTATCAGGAGCGGCCATCCTTGTCATCAGGGTCTGTCGTCCCCGCCAATCTTGCGCTCCTCGAACGCGATCAGAAAGGCGATGCAGCAGGCGGCATGCCAGAGGTGCGACATGCCGGTTTCAGGGTCTTTGGCCTCCCCTCGCCACCACGCCCACATGTGGCGCATCAGGGCGGCGAACGGGCGGCCCCACTTCATACCCTTCTCCCAGTTGCGTTCACCGTACTTCTGCGCCCCGAAGGTTAGGACAGCGGCAGTGGCCTCCAGCAGTTCTGGCGGGATCAGGTCGTAGCGCGCCTTGTCGCCGTCATCCTTGCGGCCCTCAAGTCCGACTGTATGGATGGCGAGCATCGCTTTCGCTTTGGCGCATGTCGGAAGGTGGATGAACCCTTCCTGAACGCCGCAATATGCACAGTCAGCCATCGGTCTTGTCCTTGAACGAGATGTCCAGCTCGATGCCAGCGGAGAAGGCAACTTCGCCCAGCGTCCGCATGTCCATCGTGTTCAGCGCCACATTCGCCAGCCGCACCAAAGTGCATACTGGCAGGTTCATCAGCATGTTCGTCATGTCGATGTGGACCGCGCTCTTCGGCTCCCATCCAAGGAACTCTTCCTTTGCGTTGCCGCACGAATGAGGCTCGTCGGGACCGAACAACCCTCCGCATTCAAAGCACTCAAGTTTCAATTTTTCAGCCATTGATCGCCTCCACAGGTTTGTCCGCTTGGTTCTGGTACTTTCCGTCGTACGATGCAGGTGCAACGGTGCGGTGGAACAGCACCTGCGCGATGCCAGACCCCGCAGGAACGTGCAGCGGTCGCCAGCCGTGATACACCAGTTCGAGGGTCAGCCACCCGCGCCATCCGGGTTCGATCACGGTGTTGAACACCGACAGCCCCTTTAGCGCCCACGTCGATTTGTCGTGAACGATGCCCACCAGATCGGTCGGCATGTCGAACTCTTCGATGGCGCTGGCCAGCTTGAACCTCCGGAACGGGTGCAGCCAAACATCCTGCTTGATCCGGATATCGTAACCAGCTTCCGACAGGCCGTGGCTGGTAAGCGGGCCGCGCACCTTTTCGCGCATCATAGACTTGATGGGATGCGACAGGATCAACTTGTTCCGGTTGACGATCACTTCTTCCCCTCCAGTGCCGCGATGCGGTCTTCGTAATCACTCAGGATTTCATGCAGGCGCAGCCAAGATTGCACGTCGTCATAAGCGCTGATGCCGAGCTTGCGCTGCAGGTCGCGCTGCTTGTCCTTCATGCGTTGCCGCTCTACGGCATCGTGATCAACGACAAGCACAGCTGTGGG